GGCAGGGACAGCTAATAGCTCAGAATTGGGCGTGCAAGTCAGAGCGGTTACGGTTTCGTTAAACCAGAACCGCTCTTTCTCGTAAGCTCGGATAGTCGCGATAATCCCGATCTTGATCTGAGTACCGTAATCAGTCCGGTTGAGAATGTCCGCTACGCGGTTCTGAATGTCGAGGTAGGTTGGCACCGTATAACTCCAGAATTGGGTCATCGCAGTGCGTCATCCTGCCTAGCTCTTCGAACCATTCCGGCGCATATTCGCAGTTCTGATAGGCACGGAAACAAGGCGCACCAAGTGTATAGTGCACGATTTTAGCATGCGGATTGGGTTCGTATTCGCCGACGAGATGATTGTATTCAACCGGGAGAGCGCCTACGGCCCCCGCCCATTTGAACTGATGTAAATCCATTGGGGTTGCTTTGTTCACGTACTCTGGCGTCAGGTTTTTCACGGCCATCCGATGGCCGTTGAACACCATCAGGCTTGACCAGTTTTTCATCGGGTACTTGGTCTGTACCTGATTGAGAAACTTGTTGCCCGATAAAGGCTCGTAGTCGTGCTTTACCACCAACACATCTGAGAAACGATCTTCTTGCGCTTTCGCTACTAACTCGTAAATGTCGCAGAGACACAGCATGTCGGAGTCTAGGAACACAGAAGTTCCCGGCCCAGACAGCCAAGGAGTAAGGAATCGGGCGTAAGTGAAGTCCGTCGATTGCCGGGGATCGCGTGGTCGTTCGTAAATCCCTTTCAACGTTTGCAGACTGATCGGGATGAATTGGACCGGCCCAGAGGCGCGGGACATGATTGAATGGCATAGGACGTGATAACAGATCGCTTCCCGTGGATCGTAGCCAATGGCTATCTTCAGCGGAGTCATTTGGTATCCGCCTTCGGCGTAAATACGGCGACGAATCCGCCCGGATACGTCTGCAAGTGCTGCACGTCGAACCAGTTGCTTGTGTGTGAGAGCCACCATTCCGGGCACTCCTGAATCAAATGTGCATTGCGACCATCAGCCAGCACTTTCTTAGCAGGCCGAGTGGCCACGTCCACGAAGAGAGCCTTGTTCGTCAGCGAGTAGATATGCTTGAGAACGGATTCTAGACATTCCGGTTCGATATGCTCAAACATATCCGAACACACTACGATATCGTGCGGGCCGGGTTCCTGTTCGTAGCCGGGGATGAATGGATCGTAATTCGTGATCGCAAACGGGAGCGCCTTGGCAAGCGTGCACTGCCCGCATCCGTAATCCAGCACATCACGGGTTTTCAGGTTATTGGCCAGTTCCATGATGTGATCGGCGTGTTTATGGCCACTCACGCCGTAATTGCCGCGCGAGTGGAGTTCCTGTTGGAGTACTGCGTATTGCGGAGTAAAAAGCATCTCAGTCCTTTGTATAGTTGATTCCAGCCTTATCCAGTAACTCAGCGATCTTGCTGGCAGGCACGATGTTGGTAATGTGAGGAAAGCCCAGAATCCCGTATGCAGTCATCTGCACTTGGAAGGAATCCACAAAACCGATGTATTCCCCATCCTTGTTGAACACACCGCCGCCGCTATTACCCGGAGCGGATTGCAGACTCACCACATCATCACCCTGATAGCGGCCTTCAGTGAGGATGTTCTTCTTCCCCATTGGAAAGCCGATGGTGAATACAGGCTCCCACTCTTCCGGCTTGTCATGCGCGAAGATGACAGGAGGCGCTTTCAGCGGCTTATCAGTACACACAACAGCGATATCGGATGGCTCATTCTCATAAGCCTTGGTCGCAAAGAAACGGTCGCCCTTATGGTTTTGCATCATAATGATTTGCTCGTTGGCGATAACATGATCTGCCGTCACGATGCACTTGTCGTTAAGTACGACACCTGATCCGCTGCCGTCCGGCGTTTCCACAAATACCACGGAATTCAGCGCGGTATTCTGAGTGGGGAGGGAAGTGCAGCCAGCCAGTGCCAGCAGAAGGATCAGGTATTTCATGATTATCTCGCAGATAACATCTCGGATAGGGCATCCGAGATTTCAGAAATGACGGGCCCCCATGACACGGTATCCGGTTTCTGCCGGAACAGTGTCACGGTTTCCCCGTACCACGGCATGTAATCGAGATCAAGACGGTAGCGCCACGCCGGACGACTCGGAGTTGCAACCCAAGCCGGAATACCCATCGAGCCTGCCAAATGCACCACGGAGGAACAGCAAGTGATGACGAGATCAAGGTTGGCGACCAATCCTCCAGTCTCGTCATAGTGCTCGTTATAACAAGCTTCCGGCCAGTGGTGGATCTTGATTCCATGCTTTTGCTCGAATTCGAAAATCTCTTCTTCGCACGGCGTATATTGCAGCGATACAAAGTGAGCGTCTTGTTTCAAAATCGGAAGCAATTGTTCCAGCTTCAAACTTCTCACTTCCACGCGGGTTTTCTTATGACCGCCAATCCAGTTAATCCCAATCACGGGCTTCGGATTGCCACGGCCAAACGCTTCATCTAGCCGCTGCGCCCACTTCAATTGCGCTTCTGTAGTCGGCTGAATATACGGCGTACCCGGAAAGTCACGAATGTCTTTCCGGTAGAAGCGCGGCAGATCTCCGATGGCGATCTTCGCGTCAAACTGATAGCGCGGATTCCCATCCGGTTTGATCGGCCATGTGATTTGTTCATCTTCCCGCGTGCCGTAGATATCCAGCGTGGGGAAGGAACTACAGAACAGACGATGCAGTTTTTTATGGCAGTCGAACACGACCTGTTCGGAGTCCCTAATCAGATCCGGCAATACGGACGCAAACATGATCTCGTCGCCGATCCCTTGCTCGCCGTAGACGATGATGCGCTTACCCTTGGAACCATCCCATTCCGGGATCTTATGTTTGGCGTACTCACGATCCAGACGGACTTGTGCACGCTTACCCCAATTGTATTCAGCGAACCCGGCTTCGTAGTTCCCCATCTCCAGATTCGCCAAACTCCGGTTCCACCGGGCCTGAGCGTGATTCTTGTCGATTTCGATGGCTTTGTTCAGGTGGACTAACGCACCTTCCGGCTTCCCTTCGTTGATATACAGCGTCGCCAGATTGTTCTCAATATCGGCGTTCGGCTCACCGAGTACATCTTTGGCTCGCTGGAACCAGTAGCGCGCCTCAGCAGTCTTGTTCTCGTGCTTCCAAGTCGTGCCGATAGCGTTCATGATCTCGGAACGCTTCATCTTCAGGAAGCGGGCTTTGCCGCCGCATTCTTTCTCCATGATGGAAACGCCGAGCGCGGCAATATCGCGCTCCAAGTTCTCGACATGGTTGAGTGCATAGGACAGCAGCCCATGAGCCAGACCGTGCTTTTCCTGCACGGCGTAGTTCATCCCGAGCGCAGCCATTACAGCGACGTTACCGAAATGGTCATCCAGTAACTTGATGTAGACCTGTTCAGCTTCTTTCAGCTTGCCTTGCTGCTCCAGACCGGCGGCTTCGTAGAAACGGTTTATCTTTTTGGTCTGATGAATTGGCACGCCAACGAGTTGATTATGTTCCGGCTTTTGAAGGTGCATTTGAACCTGCATGATCTCTCCGAGTGCAAGATTTGCAGGTTTAGTATAACGTGCCGCAAAAAAAATGCCCCGCCGAAGCGGGGCAAACACTCGCAGAGGAAACGGATTAATTTTCGCCAGAGTTTCCGTCGCCAGCATTGTCAAAGCAAACGTATGTGGTCACACGTAAGCTGACTGCGCCGGATGCAGAACCCCAAGCGACAAGCGTAGCTTGAACTACATCGTCTGCCGAATAGCTATAGCAAACGCCTGTCGTATTCCCACGGAATACGGGGGCCGCTGCTGCGCCGTTCGTAGCTGACGAAATATAACGGGACGCCGAGAGAGAATCGCCCACGTTGATCGTATATGTAACCTGCGCGGCAGCGCTTACATACAGATCCACGCCAAGCATGAGACTACCTTTGGCGACGGGGCAAAGCAAAACAACATCACCTTGCGAACCGGCAGTATTCGGCGCAGTAGCAAACGAATACTTGACGGAGCGGGCAGTGACACCCTTTTCGTTGTACTTCGGAGGCGCAAGGAAGAAGCCAGAAACAGTCTTCTGCGCGGCGGTTGCGGTAATCGTAGCCATGATTCGCTCCTATTAGCTTGACGTATGCGCAGCGGCATACGTGGCGATTGCAAGGGTAGCGAAGTCCGAGCCGTTGAATACCAGCTTCTTCATGCCTGCGATACAGCCAGCAGCCACGCCGAACTGGTTTTCATAGTCGAAATAATCCTCGACCCAGTTGAAACGCTCCGGACCATTTTCACGACCGAATGCCATGCCGACAGCCTGCGCGCCGCAGAATGCAGCTTGCTTCGTGTTAGCGACAGCAGACGTTGCCGAAACCGCGTTAGGAACACGGTTGGAGGCGTGCATGATAACGCCATTATACTCGCCGATTGCGCCAGTGTAGATCGGGTTCTGCGTGACGTTACCGCCTTGCATTGCCGCCTTCTGGATATCGAACCACTGACCCGTGTTGGTGTTGGTACGCAAGTCCGTCACCTGATAGTGGTGCAGGAACATCACATACTTTTCTTCACCGTTAATCATGATCGGGCGAATCGGGACTTGCAGCGACTTCGCCTTTTCCACTGCCACGTCAATCAGCGTCAGCGTGAATTTGTCGGTAGACGACAGCGAACCCGTTGTCGTATTGGCCGAGTTGGCGATAATCAAATGGTCCGAATCCGGCAAAATCGTGCTTTGCAGGCCGGTAAAGCGAACGTCCGTTTGCGCAGCATTGCCGCAAATCTGGTTGAAGAACCAGTAATCAATCCGGTCCGCCCACCAATCTTGAAGACTGGCGCGTGCGTGCTCCCGAATGTCAAACGGAACCAGTTGGCGCGTAAACTTACCACCTTCGCGAACTGCATGGCGAAGCTGATTGATGAACACATCGTCACTGTAGTAGTTGATACGTTCTTCGTTGCCTTCCAGCGTTTGGTCGCCCAGAACACCGTTAGCAGCGAGGAGGCGGCGCAACGGGATGCGAATCCGATCGCCCGCAGACTTCTGCGTGTCGTCAAAGATCTGGATTACACTGTTGTCATCAGACCCCATAAACTTGTAACACCAAGTTTGTTTCAGGGCTTCAACAGCGATCTTCTTCGACCACAGCTTGACGGCAAGGTTGTCCCCTGTCGCAAATGCAGTGGTTGCCATGATGTACTCCAAATGGATATATCCCACTTACGCGGGGAAACCATCGGCCATCACGGCTAAATAGCTACCCATTCCCTCACGGAATGGGTGCTAGGCGAATTATATACCTTTACAAGGAATATTGCGTAGGTACTACGTCGCCCGGTTGATAGATAGTGTAATTCGTCCCGTCGCAAACGATTGCAATCGCATTAGCCGGGATTGGACTAGAAGGGATCAGGTCATTACTAACCGGATCTGTCGCAACGGGAATGGTAATCATGGGTTTAATACCTCGACGCTATAAGACGTGAGTGTAAGCGTATCGGTAATCGTATTCAGCGTTCCGACAAATGTAAGTGTCGTCGCGTTAGCGGTATTGATCGCGCTTGTTGCGCCAGAACCGGTATCGAATATGTCAAATGGCAACTTACCAGCTTTAGTCCATAACTGAGCGGTCAGAATGCCAGTATTTATCCCCTCAACACCATCATCGCTCCATGTGTTAGTCGTATTTGTTGTGTTCCAAACCGACGTACCGCCAAACTGTACGGCAAGATTCTTTGTACCGGCAGAGTTATTGTTAGTGAAATTAAATTTAACTCGTAGTTTACCGTTTGCACCCAAAAGACCGGATGGGATGGTAACTGTAGCAAGCGTCGTCGGACTAGTTGTTCCAGTGACGCTTGAAGGTACTCCAGACTGAGCCAGCAATCCGATCGGCCTGACAAGAGAACTAGGCCCTTGCTGGTCATATCCACAAAGTCCGAGGAAAATCTTGAACTGCCCTATGTTCATGATTTCACCCACCCGGTTTCTGATGTAAGCTGGCCGTTAGTATAGGTGTACGTTTTGGTATACGTATTGGAACCATCTTGCACGACAACTGTCTGCAACGTGCCGTCAGGGTTATACGTATAGGAATGCGCCAGTGTATCCAGTGCATTCTCGTAGATAGTGAGCTTTTTCATGATATCTCCCTGAGTTTGGCATCAATCTCAGCTCTTAATTTTTTTAACTTCAAGAAAAGTTGCACATAATCCTGATGCGTTTCGGCATCCTTGAGATGCGAAGCATGGAAGTTATATGTACTCACCATAGCGGCGAGATCTGGATTTTCTCTCGCAATTGCCTTACCCAAGATTATCGGTGATAAGGTCTTGCGCTTGCCGCTGATGTACTTCTGATTCTTCAGGACGCCTTCGCGGGCATCCCAATAATCCTGATTGCTTGGGAGATAGCCTCTCAGCAACCCACTACCCGCATCGTTAAGCGCGCCGGGATTCCACTGTTTCAGCCCGAAACCGCCCCATAATGCGAGTAACATAATGTCCTCTTACTTGCTGCGCTTGCCCTTTGGGATCTTCCCGCCGCTCTTGCGTGCAGTATTAAGGGCAATCGCCACAGCCTGCTTTTGTGGCTTTCCAGCCGCCATTTCGGTTTTGATGTTGTCGCCGATAGTCTTACGCGACTTACCTTTTTCAAGCGGCATTATCGGCCCCTGCCAGCCGCTTTCTTCATCGGCTTATTGTTCTGGCGCATGAGTTTCTTCGCACCAGCCATATCCGCTTTACGATCTGCCGCCGATTTCTCGTATTTCTTCTCAGCTTGCGGAAGCGTCATCTTCTTAGCGTTTGGCATCTTTACGCCCCTTGGCTGATAGTTTTGCCATCTTCGCCGCACCGTACTTTTTACGGCCAGCAGCAGCGGCTACAGCAGCGGGATTACTAGCACCAGAAGCACGGGCTTTGGCTTCTACAGCAGCGAAGCGGCCACCTTGCCCAAGAGGGGCTTTTGCGTTTGGCTTGGCCATCACTTTTTCCCCGACAAAAGACCCTTGGGATAACGGTTCCGAGAACCATCGTTATCCTTGCCGGGTTTGCCGACTTTCGCCGACTTCTTCGCGCGCACCGGGCCATTGGGCGTCATCTTGCCCTTTGGCTCTGTACTCCCTTTGGGGCGATTCCCGCTACCGTATGCCATTTCACATCCCCATCGGGTTATAGGTATAAACCCATGATGTGCCAATGTACTTATACCAGCCGCCGTTAGCGTTCATGGCATAAATCACGTTCTCTTTGTGTCGCAATTCCCGACCTGATCCGCCCGGAATAGACGTGTCGCTACCATCCTTGAGAACCTTTTTCGTCCCGGCCTGCAACGAAAACACATTCCCCGAAGAATTGGTAACGGGCGCTTTGGAGCCGCCAGCACCATTCTTGGATGTAGCCATGATTAATAGCTATCGTCCGAGTCTTGCCCGACCGACTTGCCATCCGTAGTCTTCGTACCGCCGCCGATGCCCTTGGCAGTGCCGTAACCTTTGCCGGTAGCAGGCGAATTACCGCCGCGACGCTTCACACCATCAATCTCACCCATGCCTTTGGCAGACGCGCCGCCGTGCCACGGGTTATCCGTGCTCATCTGGTTCTTCTCGTTAGAACCATTTTGCAACGAGATCTTGACGGTTTTGTTGATCTTTGCAGCCATGATATTCCCCTTGAAATATCCCTGAATTTTACTCTACAAAATCACTGTTTGCGATGCTGCGGGAGCAATAAATGACGTTCCGTCCCATGTAGACCCGATACCGAAGTAATTGGTTTTAGGGGCCAATACAATGATTGTGCTGTCCGGCGGAGTCCAATTGGACTGTCCGTCCCATTCCACCGAATTCACGACGACTCCATTCTGGATAACGGCATAGACGGCCATTATGCATACTCCCAGACAATAACGACACCAACGGTTCCTGCGCCACCGGCGAAGGCAGACATAGAGGGACCATTAAGACAGCCGCCGCCGCCGCCGCCATAACCACCAGCAGCAACGCCAGCGGCATTGAGCCCATAAAACCCACCTGAACCAAGAAAGCTATCGCCCCCATTGGAGGCGATGAATATCGAAGATGAAACATTGGAGCTGGCCATAAAGCCAGCCGTACCTTTGATATTCAAGATATTGCCACCAGACGCCGTGCCGCCGCCACCACCAGAAATATTACCGCTTGCAGCAGCAGCAAACGTACCGCCGCCACTGCCGCCATTTGCAGTAAATGAACCAAAGACCGTGTTACCGCCATTCCCGCCAGCGGCACCACTATTCGCCGCGCCAGCGGCACCAATGGTCACGGATG